GATATAAACGCAGAAAAGATAGATATAGTAATAAACAAAGACTTTGCTGCAAACGCATTATCTCACTTGGAAATGGATGCTTTAAACAAGATGTATCTAACTGAGGTTATTTCTAAGCAGACATACATCAACGAAGCGAAACGCAGAAACATCTTATCGGAAGAAGTTAGCTTTGACGATGAGCAAGATTATATGATGCAAGAGCCTATGGATGAACCTGATAGTATAGAAACGCAAGATGGCAATAACCGATGATATTCTTGACGATACTTTACGTCATGCACATTACTTAGAAAGATATAAATCAGGCGTAGTAAACAAAGTTGTCGGCTTGCTGAATAATGGCAACGATAAATATTACGCTCAGATTTATCGTTCTAAGATAGAAAACCTCAATCGAAGAGATGTCGATAAGCTACTTGTCAGGCTAAAGAAGTCTATCAAAGCAGGATATGAACCTGTTGTTGAGTTGCTCGATGGTGAGATCAGGGATCTAGGTGAGAGCGAAAGCAGATGGCAAAAGAAGATTATCGATGGATTAGTTCCGATTGAGTTAGACTGGGAAGCGCCAAGCGAAGAACAGATCTATGCTTCAGTAAACGCTAGGCCATTCGAAGGGCTTTTATTAAAGGATTGGTATAAAGGTCTGGAAGATGGAGCGTTTAGGCGTGTCAAGCAAAACATTATGCAAGGCTATGTCGAAGGGCAAACGACAGATCAAATAGTTAGAAACATTCGAGAAGTATCAGAAAGTCGAACTAGAAGGGCAGCAGAAACGGCTGTTCGAACGGCTTTAGCTCATACATCGAACATTGCTCGAAACGAAAGCTATCGCAGAAATAGGCGTGTTATTAAGGCGATTGAGTGGGTGGCAACCCTAGACAATAGAACGACAGCCGTTTGTCGAGCAAGAGATGGAAAGACTTATCCATATAATAAAGGGCCAAGACCTCCTGCTCATGCAGGGTGCAGATCGACAACTATTCCAGTGCTTAAATCACTTAGGCAGCTAGGAATTAAGGCTGATGAAGTGCCAGTTAAATCAACTAGGGCATCGATGAATGGTCAGGTATCCAATGAACTTAATTATGATGGATGGCTTCGTAAGCAACCGAAAGAGTTTCAGGATGATGTTTTAGGCGTACAAAAGGCTAAGTTATTCCGAAAAGGTTTAACGATGGAGCGATTTGTCGATAAGGAAGGTCGAGAGTTTACTCTTAAACAACTTGAATCACGCGAAAAAGAAATATGGGGCAAAGTTTACGGTACAGCAGAAAATCCGAAGCCTCAGCCGAAACCATCTCCACAACCTAAACCAAGAAGAAAACGCAAACAGGTATTTGATGAATCTATAATTCCTATGCCGAAGAATTTACCTCAAGCTAAACAAATGATATTAGATTTTGTTGCTTTCGATCAGGGTATCCAGACAGGATCAAAACCTGATGGACTTCACGATGTTGCTTTAGCATCAAAAGAAGTAATTGACCGATTTAATCTACCTAAAATGAAATACTTTGGTAATTGGCGAAATGCTCCAGTAAGATACAGAGAAAGACGTACATCATCAGCAGCATTTTCAATGGAAAACGATCACTTTCTTATAAAGAATAAGTCAACAGATCGTGAAAGAACACAAACTTTATATCTATCTGATCCAAGAGATTTCAACAGAAAGAAAAATATAGAGAGGCCATTTAAAGAAGAATATCAAAGGGCAGTAGATAATCAAAGCGTTTTATTAAGAGATGTTGTTGGTAAGGTAAGAGTAAATCCTTCTGAGGAAGTGCAAAAACGGATGAATAAACGCAAAATTGTCGAATGGTCTCCAGTTAAATCCGTTAAAGATATAGGTTATCACGAAAATGGTCATCGATTTCATGGATTTCACTTGCAAAGACTAGACGATATTATGTCCAAAGAGAACGTAATTAAAGATGGTTGGTCATTTCTTGCAAGTAAATATGGACAAACAAATCATCGTGAATACATAGCAGAGACTTTTACTATTTATATGCAAGGTGATGAGGATCAATTTTATCGTATTCACCCCAAAATATTACAATTTTACCGACAACAGGATCAATTTGATGGCTGAAGAATTAACAAACTTAGACAAAGCATTTGAATTATTGGGTACAGTGCCACTACCTGATGATGCGGAAGATCAACTAGAAAACCTAATTGATACCGCAAACAATGACGAAAAGCCCCTTATAGAAACTTTGGAAGAGGCTTTATTTAGTCAACGCGAAATAGACGGCACAGCGTAAAGGAAACCATATCATGGCAGAAGAAGCACAAGTAGTAGAAGAAACACAAGTCGAAACGGAAACTGTAGACAATTCAGATAATGAAATAGCTAATCTCAGTAAGCAGATAACAGAAATTAAACAGAAGTTAGTCGATGCAACCGAGGAGGCTATGCGTAGACGCAAGACAAATGAGCGTCTGAAGTCGGAGCTAGAGATTTTACAAAATAAGCCAGTTGAACAATCCGACAATAATAATGAGGCAATACTTGCACAGTTCAAATCGCAGTACGAAGAGAAGGAAAAAGCACACCAATCTATTGTTAATGATCTCGTAAAAAAGAACGCAGTTAATGAACTTAAAACGGCCTTGATTGCACAAAATATAGATCCCATAGGTGCTAATTTACTGCTACCTTTCGCAGAGTCTCGTTTTCAAATTGACGAGGTTGGGAATATCCGTATAATGTCATCAGATTTATCTAAACCTCTCGCAGGAACGGGTAGCGATGGTTATGCAACTAGTGCGGATCTAGCTAAAGAACTTGCAGCGTCACAGGAAGGCCAACGTCTTGTAAGAGATACAGGCATTTCGGGAGGTGGAAAACCTCCAGCGAGCCAAGGCGGTAACGCAGGCAGTAAAACCATGCCACGCCCAGAGTTTGATAATCTTCCTCAAAAAGCAAGGATGGCATTCGTGAAACAAGGCGGCAGACCTATTTAAGGTGACCGCAACAGAAAGGAAAATGTTATGGCAAACGTCTTAACAGATCTGGCGGCAGACATTTATAGAGCTGCTGACATTGTAGGCCGAGAACTAACAGGCTTTATCCCTGCTTCAACTGTGAACGCAGGATCAGAAGAGGCTGCTGTTGGGCAGAACGTGCGTTCATTCGCTACTCCTGCTGCTACAGCGGTAACAATAGCACCAAGTATGACTATTCCAGAGGGAACAGATCAAACACTAACTAACAAAACGCTGACAATATCTAATCAGCGCGGTGTTCAGATCCCATACACTGGAGAAGATGTACGCTTCTTAGATGGTGGCGCAGGATACGAAACAGTTTATGGCGCACAAATCCAACAGGCTATGCGAACACTTGTGAATGAAATGGAAGCTGATTTAGCTGAAGAAGCATATAAGAACGCTTCTCGTGCAGTTGGAACAGCAGGAACAACTCCATTTGGTTCGAACTTCAACACAGTCGCATCGGCTCGTCAAATCTTAGCTGACAACGGAATGCCAACTAATGACGGACTAATGAGCTTGGTTGTAAACACAAGTGCAGGAGTTAACCTTCGTAACTTAGCAACGCTTACTCAAGTAAACACAGCAGGAAGTGACGATACTCTTCGCAGAGGTGAGCTACTTAACTTGCAAGGTGTTTCACTGAAAGAAAGTAGCCAAGTGCAGAGCCACACCAAAGGCACAGGTACATCTTACCTTGTCAACAATGCTTCAGCAGCAATCGGTGATACTACAATCCCTGCTGATGGTGGTTCAGGTACAATCGTTGCAGGAGATGTGATTACAATCGCAGGCGATACAAACGCTTATGTTGTAAATACTGCTCTATCAGGCGGTAACTTGGTTGTAGGTGATACTGGTCTACGAGTAGCAGTTGCAGATAACGCAGCGATCACAGTAGGCAATAACTACACTGCAAACGTTATGATGCACCAAGCAGGAATGGAAATCGCAATGAGAGCGCCTGCTAAACCAACAGGTGGCGATGCTGCTGAGGACATCATGGTCGTTCAAGATCCACTAACTGGAATGGTCTTTGAGGTTGCTGTTTATAAAGGCTTCAACAAAGCAATGATCCAAGTTGGTGCTGTCTGGGGCGTCAAAGCATGGAACTCAGACGCAATCGCGGTTCTTATGGGCTAATTGATTAGGGGCGAAAGCCCCTTTTCTTCCTCACTGGGTTAGGTCACGCACTGCGAAGGTGAGGTTTTAATTCTAAGGAGAATGATATGCCAAAAGGAATGGGTACTTACGGAACTAAGAAGGGCCGTCCACCAAAGAAAAAGGGTGGTAAAAAAAAGGGTGGTAAGAAAAAGTAATGGCAATAGGCGTTAAACATTACTTGCGAGATGGAACTGTCTTTAAGGGTAATTCTCACAGGATGCCAAACGGTCAGATTCATTCTGGCAAGACGCATGGTAGAACAAGCAAACGCTTATATCACTTTTCACAGTTAAGTATGACAGCCAAGAAGAAGGCTAGAAAGAGATAACAGTGCCTAAAGGACGTAAATCAACCGTTAACGCAGCAGGAAACTACACAAAGCCTAAAATGCGTAAACAGTTATTTTACTCTATTAAGCGTGGATCAAAAGGCGGTCGCGCAGGGCAATGGAGTGCTAGAAAGGCTCAAATGTTGGCTAGACGATATAAAGCAGCAGGAGGAGGGTATAGATAGATGGCTCTCAAGAAGTCGCAAATATCGCTTAGAAAATGGACAGGTGAGAAGTGGGATTATACAGGCAAGAAGAAAAAGAGTCGTTATTTACCAAAGGCTGTAAGAGATAGCTTAACCCCTGCACAAAAGGCAGCAGGATCAAGAGCAAAGAATAAGGCCACTAAATCAGGTAAACAATCGGCTAAATATACTAAAACAGAACGCAGAGCATTAAGGCGACTAAGATGAGCAAGCGAGATCCGAGGATAAAAAGGTTGGGTGTCGCAGGATATAACAAGCCAAAGAAAACGCCAAGTCACTCGACTAAAAGCCATGTTGTATTAGCAAAGGTCGGAGATAAGGTTAAAACGATTAGATTTGGTCAGCAGGGTGTTAAGGGCGCAGGAAAAAACCCTCGAACTGCTGAACAGAAAGCTAGGAGAAATTCTTTCTTAGCTAGACATAGAAAGAACATCCAGAAAGGTCGAATGAGTGCGGCTTTTTGGGCTGCAAAGGTTAAATGGTGATAAAATGAATCTTATTAAAATTAAGCATAAAGGCTCAAAAGTTGGATGGGCGCTAATCAACGAGATAGATTTCGACAGCAAGAAGCACGAGCGTTTTGAAGGCGAACCAAAACGAGCAAGGAATGATAAAGGTCAACTCATAGCAGATGATCCAAAGACTGAAGCAAACGAAGCGTGGGAAGGCGGCAAAGCTCCTAAAAAGGCTGCTAAAAAGAAAGCGTCTACTAAGAAAGGTTAAGTCATGGCGATAGTAACAACAGTAGGCGATGCGACAGCAAACAGCTATATCACTGTGGCTGAATACGAGGCTTTCTGGACGGAGAGAAACGTAAATCTTGCTCACTCCGCAGCAGCAAAAGAATCTGAACTGGTCAAAGCTGCTGATTATATAAATAGAAGTTATACTTTTGTCGGTGAGCAACAGTATCGCTATCAGGCGATGGCTTGGCCTCGTTTGACAGGTATTTATCTCGTTAAAGATTGGCCTATTGATCCCGACACTGTTCCACAGGATATTAAGGATGCTCAAGCAGAATTAGCCTATATTATTAATCAGGGAACAAACGTATTTGCTACGGTAGAGGGTGGTGCAAAGGTTCGAGAGAAGAACAAAGCAGGGCCAGTAGAAACAGAGGTCGAGTTTACCAACTTTAGAGAAACGCCTCGATTTGTAGCGATTGAGGGATTGATTTCGCCATATACAATTTACGGTGGCGCTCAACTTAAAATGGTTCGCGCATGAGTACAACAGTCACAGCAATCGCGGATGCAGCCTTCGATGCCGTTGATTTAGCGGTAACGGATGTTATCTTTGATGCGACAGTGACTTACGAAACGCAAGGAGCTTATGATCCTGCAACTGGTACTTATTCAATTACAACAACAACTCTCACAGGCAGAGCTTTATTTGATACTAGTACTCCTGCAAGAGATATATTTCCTGATTCAATTATCGGCTCTAATCGTCAACTTGTTTTGTTGGAGGGTTTTAGCGAGGTTATCAAGGAAGCATACAAGCTAACTATTTCATCTATTGATTATGAAATAAAAGCAGCGCAGAAGGTTGTCGGGTCTATTTCACTTCAATATGGAGTGGC